CCTGAAGTAAGTTTTGTAATTGTTGGTGGTGTAAAATTAGCAAAACTTGGTAATAAACTTGCTCCATTTGATTTTAAATATTGACCACTAGTTCCTGCACCAGCATTTTGCAAAGATCCATTAGCTGTTGTTCCTGCACATACTACACCATAAGCCGTTGTTAAAGTTGTTAAACCCGTTCCTCCTTGAGGAACAGTAACTGCAGTATTGTCAGTTAAAATTGTTGCTGATGCATTAGGTAAGGTGTAAGTTTTTTCTGTGCTAGTTGCTCCTGTAAATTTTGTAAATCCATTTCCCGTGCCTCCAAAAGTTGAGGCAATAGTTTGTGATAATGCTGCAGATCCATCAAAGTTATTACCATAAATTGATCTTGCAGTTTGTAAAGTAGTTGCTGTTCCCGCATTACCAGTTATATTTGTTTGGTCTCCAGTATTAGTTCCTGAAATTGTTGCATCACTTGAAACAGTTAAGTTACCAGATAAATCAATAGTTCTATCTATATCATTAATTTTTAAGTTTAATGTGCGTGATGCACTAAGAGTTTCGTTTGGTTTTATAGTAAGTGCATTTGAAGTCGCACCTTTAACCACTAAACCACTTTGATTTAATGAGATAGAAGTTATATCTGTGTTTGCTCCTGCTTCTGCTAAAGTATAGCTTTTATCTTGAAAAGTGTATATTCTATTTGCGGTATTGGCATGTGTAGAATATGTAGTATAATAATTACCATCATTTTTGTATTTAATATTTCCGTTGCTATCAGCAAATAAAGCGGAAAATGCAGATGGAGGAGAGGCGTCAGCGGATTGGTGTTTTAAATCAATATATCCATTACCAGCTGTTCCGTTTACTTGGAATGCAGAAGCATCAACTCTGCCATCTACATTCAAGTTATTTGTTGTTTTATGATATGTCAAACCAGCATCTCCACCTATACTTCCGCTATCATTAAATTGAACTTGTGTATTTGTTCCAGCGGCACTTGCGGTTATTGACAAATTACCAGATCCTAAAATTGAAGTTGAGTTTATTGTTTTGATATTTGTTCCAGAAACTAAAGTATCTTGTTTTGCATTAAGGGCATTTTGAAGATCTGTTTGATTTGATAATGTGCCACCAATAGAACCCCATGATGAAGAATTGCTATCAACATAAGATTTAGTTGCGGCTTGATTAGGCTCTGTTGGGCTACCACTTAATATTAACGCACCAGTCATTGTGTCGCCCGCTTTTTTTACTGCTCCTATGTCATCAGCTGTTGGCTCAACACCTGACAAACCTCTGTAAAGGCTTGATAATCCTTTCATAAATATATAAATGCTTAATCTAATTTACATTTACTCAAGAAACAATGGTCATTATTAATGTTTTAAATAAATAATCAACAATTATTTTAACTCTTGATACATATTTTCAAAAAATGTATGCCACTTACTGCTCAACTTTTCTTGGGAAGATGGAATACCAAAAGATGCACCAGTTGTTTTGTAGCTTTTTTCAAAAAAATTATACCAAATTCTATCAATATTTTTGTTTTCATCAATTATTGGCTGTAAGGCGTTAGGTAAACCAATATTTTGTGCATAATCATTTTTTATTACTGTCTTAATTTGTTGAAAAAATGTATTCCATTCTGGCTTTATCATGCCGTTGTCTTCAACTGGTTGGTTATTGTTTGGTATATTAATCATTTTCTGTTTCAATTTCTACAAAACAGCCAGCAATTACAAATTTAGTTGGCTCACTGTAATTTAATTTTGTTATAAAAGAACGACCTTGCCCTATTTGTGTCCAAAATATTTCCGTCCAGTAAGAACCTTCCGTTCCTAGTGGTTGCCATAATTCATTGCTAAATGTTTTACCGCCATCAATAGAAAACTTTCCCATAATTTGTGGATTTTGACCTTGTCCAGTTGCTATTCCAACGCCCGTTTCCATACAAACTATAAATCTTGACATTGTCATTCTTGCAAAATTTTTAAACAAGGTTGTTCCTATAACCTCTCTTTTAATTACGGCACCATTTTCAGTATGCAAATTATCTTTTAATTCATATATAACGCCCGTTTCAAAATCTCCTATTAAATTTTTATTGTTAAAATTTATATAACAATTTGCTTTCCATCTACCACTTTTTCCTGCGTTGTTAATACTTTCTCTTTCATGCCATAATTCTGTTGATATATCGTATTCCCAAGTTTTATTTGCCGATGGAAAAGTAATACAATAAAATTTATGTCCTCCTAAAATATAAGTAAAAGCTATAGCATCATTTATTATTGCATATTCTCCAATTTCCTGCGATATTGGAAAAGTAGATATTTGTTTTAATTGGTATCCTATAGTTTGGTAAATTATTCCATCATTACCTAAGAAAAAATATGAATTATCAAGAGTTGCTATTGAATATTTAGAAGCACAACCTTTTTCAATATAAACACCTTCTTTTCTTTGAAATAAAGGATTTCCTGATCCAGTATTATAATAAACTTGAATTATATCTTCTTTAAAAAACCAAAGTTCTAAATTATTTTGATAAACTCTAACAATTTTTGATGAATTAGCCTCAACAGTTGCGGCATTTAATGCATTCCAATTTTGTGTTGTATTAACATCTGACCATTGAAATTCATTTGAATCTATTAAGGCAGATACAGTAAAGCCGTCAAGTGTTGTTATTGAGCCAGAATTGTTAAAATCTCCATCTGTTATTTGCAATAATGATCCCGCAGTGCTTGTGCAATAATAAGTAATACCGCCTGGAAATTGTATTGTAACTTGAGCACCATTGTCAGTCATAATGACTTGACCTATTTGAGTTGTTATTTCACCAATTAAAGTCCTTGCTTTACCTGAGTCAATTTTAAAAACTTTATTTCCTGCTACAATAAATAAATCTCCATTCATTACATGCATTCCATAAATTGGCAAAGAAACCGCTGTATCTAACCATACATCAAACCCTGCTGTTCCTAAAACCATATTAGGAAATGCACTAGTTTGAGGTGCTATTTCAGCATAACAATTAACTAATCGTTCAGCAGATATTAAGCCACTTTTAGCTTTATATGAATTTACTCCAAAATGTATTTGCTGGATCATTATCTATATAAATTATAAGTTGGAACAAAATAAATTGAATCTTCTCTATCATATCCTTTTAAATTACGCAACATTTCATCGTATGTTCTTTTAATTTGCTCAGATTTTGTTTTGTCAATTGAAAAATCATAAGATAAACGAGAAGCTAAACCAAAAGCTAAAGTTTCAGCCCATTCAATAGGAAAATCAGGATTGTCATTGCCTTCATTTAAATCAAAAAACATTTTCTGAAATGTAAATTTAATTGTATTAGAAGCGTCATTTGGAGCTTGATATAAATAAATTGTTCCCGAGCTTAATTGTTTGTCGTAATAGAATTGAGTTGGTTGTCCAATTACTGTTTTTTGAGCAAGATTAAAATAATCACTTCTAGCAAGGTCATTTAAAGGAGTATCATAATTTGAGGAATCCCTCCTCCTTGCTGATGTTATTGCTTCGGGGCGTGTAATTTTAGTTTGGTAAACATAAACAGTTGCTTCATTTGATACATTATTAGTTAAAGGAGCAGTCAAAGTAATTGTTGTTCCCGCTATATTAGAAATAGTTGTCCAATGCAAATTACCATCATTTTGCATTATTCCTATGTTGTATCCAATAATAAATCCACTTGCACTAGTAACTACAATTAAGCTTGCTCCACTTGTTGCTGTTGCATTAGTTGTGGTTTGGGCAAAAGATTCTGTTGCATTGGCAGTTGTTCCATCTAAAATATAACTTTCTTGACCTACTTTTAAAAATAAAGTTCCCTCGGCGTATTTCCAAAGATAAACACCTTCACTTTTTAAGCCTTTGACATATAAATTTAATGCTTCTGATGCTTCATTAATTTCTTCTGCAGTTAAATCTCTTCCCCGAGTTTTAATTCCTATAATTTTATAAGCACGATTAATTATATTATTTCTTGTTTGTGTAAATGTATTTGTTCCTGAAACGCTCATGTTAATCAATAAAATTAATGTTTAAATTATTTAACTCAGTCAAACTATTTGCATTATTAATAGCATCTTGCAATAATCTAGCATCTGCTCTATTTTTTAAAATATTTTGAGGTATAGGGTTTAAATTACTTAAATCTAATGATCTTATAATATACCAATCAGTATTTTTTAAATAATTTAAACATATATTAATTTTAATAATTTTTTGTTGTTCTAATAAAAAATTATTAGGAATTATATATTCTTGAAAAATCCCATCAACAACGCACATTTGTTTACCCAAAGCAATTTGATGTTGTTCATCGGTAATTTCAATGTAAGGCTCAGGAATTGACGCATAATTAATTATGTCTGGATAATATCCTTTTACTAAAGTTGTTTTTGTATCGTAATTTACTTTTACTGTCATATTTTTTAATAATTAATAATTAATAACCAATTGCCATGTATCTGCAAATGCCACTATTTGGGACGCCCGTCCATTCTTCCGCATTAACAGTTAAACCAGAATTAGACAAGCTTGTTATACGCGCGTTTGTGGTTATACCAAAACTGTTTCCAAGAGTTACTTGAAGCACAAAATTTGGAAAAGCAATTGGAAATGTTGCAGAAACTGAAATGGGTGGTTCTCCTACTGGAGTAGCACCCCATTGTAAAATTAAATCATTTGGCAAATAAGTATAGCCTAAATAACCTTTGTTATTTGTAAAATTATTAATATTAAATGAACTTGAAATAACTATCCAGTAAGCCAAAGCAGAGTCATATCTCAAACACACAAAATCAGTTGTTAAATCTAATGTTATATTTCTGTTTGCAGCATTATTTTGAGAATTAATTTGAGGATTAAAAATGTTTCCAGTTGCATGTTTTAGAACTACATTTCTAGCATTGTTTGCGCTTCTCAAAAAAATAACTTGACCATCTTGACCACCATTAATTGTATCTAAATCATCGGAAGATGTTGATCCTTCGGTATCTATAGCATATGAACTTGAATTATTATTTAATGTAATAACTCCCGCTGATATTGTCAAAGCTGTAGAAGTTCCTGATAAAAGTGGTAATGAGTTAGGATTTAAAACAACTATATCAACGCCATCATAAGTGCAAAAATATCTTTGGTTAGCTTTTAAATCATTAGCTTTTAAATTAATTTTTGTTCCTTGTTGCGTATATTTCTTAAAATTTTGAGCAGTTAAACTATCTATTGTTAAAGTTGGATTATTTGCACAATCTATGTGAATTTGTATAACAAATGTTTGTGAGTTATTATATGAAATAACTGTAGGATTTGCTGATAATGTGTAAGCTGTTGAAGTTCCTGTTGTTAATCCCCAATATGAAGTTGGTCGGACATCAAAATCATTTAAAGATGTAATTTCAGCTGTAGCACCAACGGGATCACAAGTTTCTACTGTATTATCTAAAGAATCTTTAACAATTAATTTTAATTGCGATAAATCAGAATACCATATTTCTGGAAAACGCCCATTAGCGTCAGACAAAACTGGATTAGTATTCGCTACGGTTAAATTAATGTCTTGATATGTTGTTACTGGCGTTGTTGTTCCAGTTAAATAAAAATAATATTTATATCCTACCCCAACAGCTCCTGCGTTGGTGAATATTCTTGCAATTGGTTCAATAAATCTTTGTGCCATAATTAGTCCCTATAATAACGATTTTTAATTTTTTGAGTTTCTTGTTCAGGATTAATATCTTGCATTAATATTTGATCTTGAGACATGTTTGGCTCTTCTACGTTGGCATCATCAATACCAAAATCTAAAGTATTTGCAGCCGCTTTTCCAGAAAATTTATCTAATTGTTTTAAATCCGTAACTGCTTGAGAAACAAAAGGTTTTTGCTCCTTAGACGCTTTATTTATAATATTTTCAAGATATTTAATTGAAGCATTTTTATTAGTAATAATTTTAGCAATTTCCTTAGCATTTTCAGGATTTAAACCTCTATAATTTTTTACTAAAAATTGTTCTCCTGCTTTTGTTGCGTTTGTTATTGCCGCATATTTACCAAAATTACTTGTAGCGTAAGAAATTAAACCATTAAAAGCTCTTAAAATAAAATTTGTGCTTTCTTCTTGGGTGCTTGGTTTATCTAATCTTAAAGATTTAATAGCCTTATTAAACAAAGCTTCTTTGTTAATATTATCAATAAATTCTTCATAATCTTTTTCACCTAAAAAAGTTTTTAATTGATCTTTTTTAAATTTATTTTCAATTATTTTTTTTACTTGAATTTCTGTTGGTATATTAGAGCTATCAAATTTTATTAATTTTTCTACATCTTTAACAATTGTATCTTTTGCCCCAACTTTTACATCATCTAAAATATCTTGTCTTTTTAAACCAGATTTAGAAGTAAATTCATTTATTTTTTTTATTATTTCAGAAGGTTCGTATTTCGAAAATTCTTTTCCAAATTCTACGGCATCTTTTTTTATTGCCAAAGGTCTAAAAACATTATCGGCTTCTTTAAAAGTAGGAGACACTTCTCCAATAATATTATCAACCTTGCTTCTTAAAATTGACAATCTTCTAACTTCTTTATTTTGCCCATTTCTAATAGCTACGGAAATTTTATCATCAAACATTTCTCTTGTAGCGTGCAATGTTTCAATAGAATTATCAGAAGCATCAGGATTTAAAAATTGTTTGGCTTTATTTTTTGTTTCTTGAAATACTTGATTATTTTCTAATTCATCAAGTTGTTTAGCCAATTCTATTGATTTTGGCGACATTTGATTAAGATTAGTAATTTCTTTTCTAACATTAACTATTTTGCCACCTTCTTCAATTGTAGTTGTTTGTTTTCTTAAGGTGTTTTGAAATTCTTCAATTCCTTTTTTAGACAAATCTCGTTTATCATAAGATGATCCAGCTTTTATTCCAGCTATGCCACTTTTAACAGTTTGTGGAGTTATTTTTTTTAATTTATTAATAGCGTCTATATTTATTCCTAAAGAATCTGTTTCTTTTAAAAATTCTTTAGCTTCATTGTATTTTGTGCTATCTTGAGAAAAAGTTGTTGCTCTATTGCCTTTTGTTGTGTTTGTTAATTCTTCTTTAATAAAATCTAAAACTTTATTTACTCTAGGTTTTTCTTTAAAATAGCCAGCTTCCCAAAGTTTTTCTCCAATTTGATCAATTGAAGCTCCCTTAGTTCCTTCTTTTCTTAACAAACCTGGTAAAGTTTTATTTGTAATTCCCAAAGAAGCTAATTCTCCTTGAAAATCATAAATACCTCCTAATTCTTTTATAAATTGCAACGGGCTTTTTGGAGCGTATTTTTTTAAATCTTGTGTGGCAGTTTTATATTTATCAGCAATATTAAATAATTCTTCTTTGTTAGAGCCTTCAAATTTACCTTTTGCTTGTTGAAATAATTCTTTTTCTTCTTTAGAAACTAATGGTTTTTCAATATCCCTAGACTTACTTTGAAGATTATATTTATTAATAAAGTCAGTTTTAGTTTTTGTTGAAGAATCGGTTTTAAAACTTTTTACACCTTCGGAAACTGTCGTAGTTTGTGGAGAAGTAGTTGTTTTAACTTCTTTAAATTCAAATTTAGGCACTATTGTTCTATCAGCTTCCGCTTCTGCATATAAAGGAGAAGCTAAAGATTTTTGCGTGTCACTAATTTGCTTGGTGTAATCGTCGGCATTGTCTATTTTAGAAATAATTTTTAAATCATTATTTATTCTAGTAAAAGCCTCTTTATTTCTTCCTTCTGTAAAATCTTTAACTATTTCTCTTGCTTGCGGATATTTTGAAACAACACTTCTTGCAAAAGTTTTAAATTCGGGATTTTGAATATCAACTCCTGTCAAAGGTTTATCGCTAGGCTTGTCTAGCAATTCTTTTAAAGCTAATTTTGCAGATTCTGGGTCTATTGCTTTTGCACCAACTTCTTCGGCGGTATCTTTTGTAAATAAATTTTTAACATAAGAAGTAGCTTTTTTAGCTTTAAAAGCAACATTTTGAGCTCCCGAAATAACATAAGGAGCAACTTGTTGCACAGCTCCACCTACAACACCACCAACAGCCGTTCCCGTTGCAACATCTTTTAAAGTTTGTGGAATATTAGTTAAATCTTCAGTTTCACCTAAGGCGCTTGCTCCACCTAAACTAGCACCTCCTTTTACAGCAGTTCCAAAACCTTGACCAGTTAAACCAAGAGCTTTAAGGCTTTTTCCAGCAATCCCGACATCGGAAAATATTTGACCAGCAAAAGATGTTAAAGGTCGGTCTTGTCTTGCCTTATCTAGTTTGGCTCTTTCGGTAGTTCTTGCTTCTCTATATAAATCACCAATATCTATGTTTTGCGTAGCTTGACCACCAAATAATTTTGCAACACCAGCGGAAATTCCCGCTTTAATTTCATCGCCAAAACCTAAGGGGTTAGTTGCGGTTATAAAAGCAGCTTCTCCCATTGACATTTTGGGTTCGCTAGATTGGCTTTCATCATCTAATTGAAAGCCAGCAGGTAGTCCAAAATTTTCTTGGTAATTTCCTTGCTGACTTTCTTGTGGCGATTTGTCTAAAACAAATCCTTGTGGAATTACTGGTTTTGCCATTGTCCTCCTTTAAAAACCGCTTTTTCTCCTGTTTGTGGGTTTGTAGCTGTTTGACCTTCTTTGATTATCTTTCCATTAATAATGGAATATTTGCCTTTAGAAACAATTGTTGGATTTAATGGTTTATAACCTAATTCAGAGGATGTTGAGTTTAGTGTTTGTATTTTAGTCTCAATAAACGATTTAAGAACTGACTCTTTTTCTTCTGGTGACATTCCAGTATCTCCAAGGGTAGATTTTAGTGACTCACCTTCTTCTTGTGTAAATTGTGAGCCAAAAGTATCTTTTAATAAAGGCAGAATCTCGTTATCCACAACAGCAATATATTCTCTTCTTGAAACTGCGCCTTGCGGGACTGTTAAACCTAATTCTCTCATGGCTGTATTTCTAACCATACCTAAGCCAGTGTAGGTTGCAGTCTCGCCCAGTTTACTTAGTTTATTTACCACATTAATTAACTGAGGCATTTTAGAAGAAGCTGATTGTAATAATGCTGTTTTTTCACCCCTAACTTTTCCAACTTCTTCTTGCTGTTTTTTAAACGTTCCAAGAGTTATTCCTTGATCTCTTGCTAATGCTCTTTCTTGTTCAACATCTAAAAATTCTCCAGTTTTTCTTAAATTATCTAAGTTGACTCCTTTGGTATCAGCGACTATTTTACCTTGTTGTAAACCTTCAGTTTTAATTTGTGCTGCTTGGTATTGTTCTTTTAAATCTTGTTCTCTGCCTTTTAAGCGAGAAGAAAATCGTTTAAATTCAAGGATTGCCTCTGGTGATTTTTCAGAGGGTAAAGGCAATTCTTTTCCAGTTGCTTCAAAATATTCATTGTGCATTTGTTCCCATTTTTTTTGAGAAAAAGCATATTGAGGCATTGAAGCATAAGAATCTAAAATTCTAGCTCCTTGAATATCAAAATAATCTTGTTGTTTTCTTATACCTTCAGCACGAGTTGGGTTATAAGCTGCAAGTTGGCGTAAAGCGTTAACATCACCCATTGAAGCAGTTTTAGATAAAATATTTTCTGCTTCGGCTTGAGCTAATTTATATTTATTAATATCCATTTCTTGTTGGGCAGCAAGAAGCTGTAGTTGATTAGCTTTTGCTTGCTGACCAAATTGGTAGCCTTTTAAAATGCTACCTACATAATCTGGAGTTTGTTGCTGAATTAATTCTGTCATTAATATCCCATTAAAGATTGACCAGCATTCATAAATGCTCTTGAATTATATTGCCCGCCACCTGTTGAGGTAAAGCCAGAAGGTGATTTTGTTTGCGAACCCATGCCTTGCATTCCCATCCCTAATATACTGCCGCCAATTTGACTCATTCCACTGCCAATAATATTGCCCATTTGGGCATCACGGTTAGCCATAGCCATACCTTGACCTAAAATACCTTGTTGTGATGCAGAAGCCATATTTGATCCTGCAAATAATTCTGCGTTACTCATTGCTGTAGCAGCATTTTGTCCTATTCCAGCAAGTCCTTGTAAGTATCCAACTTGATTGCCAAATTCTTGAGAAGCTGTTCCTTGAGCAAATTCTTCTAAAGATTTCATTGCCGCACCTGATTTTAAACCACCTCTAGAAGCTAATAAATTTTGGATTGAGTTTTGACCTTGTTGTAATCTAAATTGGTATCCTGGTGCATTTTCTAAACGAGACATTACAGAAGTTGGGTCGCCAGTAAGATATTGTTGAAGCAAATTTAAACCTTGTCTTCCTGCTTGTTCGTATGGTTGCTGATATGATAAAGCATTATTTCTACCTTGACGCATTTGTGCAAGGTAAGCGTCCATTGCATTTGCTTGAGCTTTTGCTGCTTTTTTTGCTGATTTATTGGCAAAATATCCTTGGACACCCATGCCTCCAGCCATTAATCCAGTTCCACCTATCGCTACCGCCGCGTAAGTCATTTACCCTCCAATAAATTTGGTTGAATCCATGATAAATCACTTTCGTGAACTAATTCATTTTGTAAATCTTCTACTATAGTATGTTCGCTATGATGAATAGTTGACCAAATTGTTTCTTCGTGGACATAAATTAGTCTTTTAGTTCCTGCTTTTGAAATCCAAGTTGCAGGAGCTTTAATACGATTAACTCCGTCTGGAGTCATAACCGATACATCGCCTTTAGATAAAATACTAACATGATCAAAATTGTGAACTTTTCCCGTCAAGAGCATATCTTTAGGAAGAGTAATTTGTCTAGTATATGTTTTGTTGCAAATAAAATGCTCTAAAGGAAGTTCTTTTGCAGTTTGCTCAGAACCTTCAAAATAATTTTTTAAAAAATATTCTGCCAACTCTATTTTTTCCATATTAGAAAGAGTAGATAAGTCTTTATTGTATTTTTCAGCTATAACAGGCAGATTAAAACAATCCATTATTCTTGAGTTTTTAATTTTTTATGCACTATTTACTCAAATATTGCTTAATTATTGATTAATTATTTTTTAGTGTCAAGAATTATTTTTTCTTGCCACCTTTTTTTGTTCCACATTTTTTCATATTTTTCATTGAATTTTTCATTGATTTTTTTTCTGATTTTACTGGTTTCTTTTTCATAAGTTTATTTAAGATTTATAAGGTTCTGGCATCACTTCTAATCGTTTTGCCCTAATTGTTGTTTTTCCTTCCAAAATTGCTTTTGCTACTCTATGCCAACCATCGCAAATATAACCAGCTGAATCAATGATTACTGGATATTTTAAATCTGCTTTTTCAACTCGCTTCCAATGATAAAGAAAACTGGTTAAAGTTGGTTGGCAAATAGGATGATTCATATTAACGCCAGCAAGAGGCAAATCAAATTCTTCTAAGTCTGCCGCCGCTTTAATTAAATCTTGCACATCATAGACTTTCTCACCAACTTGATAATTGCTATCTAACCAATGGAAATCGTCTATTTTAATAGGCTTCATATTTAATTATAATTAGGTGTTGGTACATTAATAAAATTATCTTTTGTTTCTGGTCTAGAGTCAGCAATTTTTTGAGCTGGAGGATAAACAATTGCAGTATCCTGAGGTTGCCTTCTCCTCCAGACTTTTTTCCAAACTAATTTTCCGTCCCATTCATATTGACATTCTGAGCGCCATTTTTTAAAGCCAGTTCTGTCGCATATTACTAAATAATCCATATTAATTAACTTGTATTAATAATTCGGCACCAGATAAATAGGAATTAATTTTAACACGCATAGCCATTGGCATAGTTGTATAATTACTATTTTTAGATGTTGTTGCATTTACAACATTACTATCATCTGAGTTTAACCAATTAAATGTTCTATTATCTTTTGATTGAACATTATCATTTGTTTGTTGAACTGTATAACTTATAGTCCCCGTTTTTATAAATGTCAAGCCAGTAATTCGTTCATTTCTATCAGAAAATGTCCTTTTTATAGGAATTATTTGAGAAACAGCTGCATTAACTGGACCAGCTTCAACATTTGTTGCAACCGCTCCACTTGCCGCAATACTTTGTATTGAATAAAAATAATTCGTTGTTTCAACTGTTGAGTTATTAGGTCCAGTAACGCCTTCAGAAATTGCAATTGTCTTATTTTTGTCTTCATAACCAGAAATTACAAAAGTAACCCCAGATAAGTTACCAGTTGATTCAAAGCCAATTTTTTTAGCAAATCCGTCAGGAGTGATCCATTCGCCTCCAGTTACCCCAGCTCCGTTAAGAGTAAAATAACCAGAACCGCCTAGCGTTTGATCCTCAAATACACCATTTGGATCGACATCAGCTAAATCCATTTTAACTTCAATTCTACGCATGTTTGCTCCTACCTTTCTTTTGATACAAAAATATAATCAATAGACATAGTTTTAGCCACAGCCTCTCCATTCTGAATACCAAAAGAAATTGTTAATTCCTCATCGTCAGGTAAATTGGTTACAGCTAATTTGCCAAGAATAGTTGGATTATTATTATTTGTAGATGCCGCATAAACAATTTCATTTATACCATTATAATAAAAACCTACGGTTAAATAAGTATTATCAGCAACAGTTGTAATTGCAGTAGCGGTTGAAGCAGTTGAATCTTTAACAACTACAAAATCTAAATTAGCATCGCCATCATCTTTTCTAAAGTAAACGCCATCAGTTACAGCCAAAGGAGTTGTGTCGGTGATTTGAAGACCAACTACAAAATCGCTTTGAGTTGCATCGGAAACAGCAAGTCTAGCTTTGAAAAACAATTTCTTGCCAGCTTCAAATTTAAATGATTCTCCAACTTTTTGTAAAGCATTTAAATCATCATCTGCAGCACTGTTAGTAAGCAAAAGAACGCCACCATCAACATTAGCTAAAGCTTGTGTTGCTCCAGCTTGGGTTTCTGTAACCGTCCAGTTACCAGCTGCGTAAATATCAAAATCATCAAAATATGTGTGAGATTGAGTAAAATCAGGTTGAGTCAATTGACCCAAGATGTTTTGTGCGGTAATATTATTAACGCCATTAGGAAAATTTGTAGCCATAAATTTTTATAAATAATGTTGTAGGGAGAATTTCACTCCCTTTTACCCAGAATATAGGACAACTGTTAAAATTAAACGCCTTGTGAAGCAAAATAGCCACGAGGATCAGTAACGCCTACTGAATAGGAAGTCATAATTTTATATTTATGATCTCCTGATTCAAAAGCACCATCGTTGCTAAATTCACCTTGAACTGCAGTGATCATTTTAGCACCTTCTGGAGCATCTGTTTTAATAAAATAAGCGTCGTCGGAAGTCAAATGCGGATTAACTAAAATTCCACCTGAAAACAAACCCATATATTTTAAAGCATTAATATCGTTATTAGCTTGTCCAACACGAAGTTGAGATTCTAAAATACGAGTAGCTTCAAACATTAAAGCTGATGGAACTTGTAATAAAATTGGTTTAATTTTAGCTTTGATTCCTCTATCGTTATTAGTTTCTCTAATTTGAATACACAATTCTTCCAAAGATTCCTCTGATAAATCAGAAGGAGTAGCTAAAGTGTTAGAAAAGTTGCCTGCACGACTTGGATGGTCAGTTGCAAAAAACTTTTTATTATCACCAAAAGTGTAGCCTGAATCAAAGCCGTTATTGAATAAATCAGCAACATCGACTTCTTTAGTTTCACGAAGTGAAGATGCTAAATATTCGTTACCTTTAGATACAACATTAAGATATTTATTAAATTTACGAGCTTCCCAAGAAACTTGATAACCTAATGCACGAGTTCTTTGTTGGTATCTTGAAACATAGCCTTGCGACATTGAATCATAATCAACACCAGCACCTTCGTTTTTAGTTTTTAAAAGACCAAAAGGCGAAATTAAAACATCTTCATCAAATTGTTCATCTGTTGACTCCATTTTGACAAGTTTTGATGCTAAAAGATCATCCTCGGTGTATGCTCCCCAATAAGTTTTTACCCCTGGTTTAAGAGCTTTTGGAATTGTTCCTGTTACTATAATAGACATAATTTATATTTTTTATTATTAATATTAGATACCACTAGTTACGTTTGCTTCTGTGTGGTTATTGATTTTAACACGCCATTTAGCGTGTTGACCAATAGCATTATCAGGAGCATCAACTAATCTTAAAATTTTAAGTTGGAAAGTTGCATCGGTAGCGGGAGTTGAAGTGTCCAATTCTACACCAGACAAGCCAGTGACAGTTGAGCCAGATTCAGCAAATACTACGTTAGCGTTTAATCCAACAGCAGTTACTGCTAAAGCGGTGCCAGCAGTTTCTTCTTGAATTTCAAATTCTTGAAGTGGGCTGTCTGCAACAATAGCTACTGCTTCGGTTGAAGCTGGATTGTAAACTGAGTTTAGGTTAAGTGGATTAGCCAAGAAACCAATAATAACACCAGTGATTTTATTAGTATCACCAGCCGTTGCTTTATTAATTTCAGGTAAAGAACCTGCGGCAAATTGTCTTCCACTAGTCAAAACATTTGCTGTATTAGATGTTCCAGTTTTTACAATTGGATCACCAATAAATAATGCAGTTGCATAACTAGCTGGAATGTAGTAATAATTTTTAGGAATCTCTACAAAAGGAGAGTTCTTAACGGGCACTAATCCGTATGGAGTATTTAAATTTGTCATAATTATTTAATTAATTTTTTTTGATCCTGTGCAACATAAGTCATTGAACCCATACCAAGATCTTTTCCTGCAAGTTTATCAATGCTTTCTTGTTGACGATTATTTATTTTAATTTGATTATCTCTCTGTATTTTTTCGTTCATTTCCTCAGAAATTTCCATGGCATAACGCATAAATGTTTCGCCCATTTTATTTTGACCACCTCTGATTGGAGCAATTTCTAATCCATTTTCATTGGTAGCAGGTTTATATCCTAAATCAATTAAATCTTGTAATCGATTAGGGATGTTACCAGAAACCCAGCGCCTTATAAAACCTGCTTTTTTTGGCAAATCTGATAAAGCACCATGTCTTTTTAAATGTGAACGCGGGCTTCTAATAAATTCTCTTCCATCGGGTAATTTAATAATTTCAATATCACGATTAGTAGGTCTAATTTCTCTATCACTATAATTAGATACTCTTTCTTGAGCATGTTCTTTTGAACTTTCTCTGTTTGAATCAATATTTTTGTTTGTCATAAATTTTCTCAATTATTAATTATTAAAATAGTCATTAATGGCGTTTTGTTGCATATCTTTAATTTGAGCAGAAGTAAAATTGTGATTCTTTGCAAAATATTGACATGTTTGACGCACATCTAGTGGTAAATCATTATAACTATATTGTTTTTTACCTACATTAATACCTCTTTTACCGCTTTCTACACTTGGAGCTTTAGCTCTATTTAATTTATCACTAAATGTTGATTGAATTTCTTCGCTAACCATTTCTAATCTTTCGCGAAGAGGAATGCGTTCTGATAAAGTAGCAAAATAAGTTTCTGCATATCCTCTCATCGGAGCATTTTCATAAAACCAAGTGTTATCTGGAGCCCAATTATCAAATATTTTTTTATCTTCAGGCTGTATTTGTGATTTTGGCTCTTCTTGAATGTTTTCATCAATTTTATTTTCGGTAAAAGAAATTTTATTTTTTTCTAATTCATTTCTTTGTTTTTGAATTGCTCTAACTTTAGCAACATCACCCTCTAAAATTGCATTTTCTTCTGCCTCATCTAAAGATTGAAACCGTTTTTGATTGTTTTCTTCATATGAAAATTTTTGGACATTTAAAATGACGTCCATTTGCTTGCGAAGTTCTGACATTTCTCTTTCAAGAGCGGTTTTTTCAGAAGCCAGTTTTCGATTTCTTTCATTTAATACGGGAGTTTCTTTTTCCTGAACTTCTAAAAATTCTTGTGCTGTTTTATGAGGTTTTAGCGTTCCATCTTTATATCTTCCTTTAAAAAATTTGCCAGTTCTCCAGCCACGATCCCAAGCGTCTTTTTCTGTATCACTTAAAGTTTCATAAAAAGCTCTTTCTTCACTTTTTGCTGATTTTTCAAATAGATTATTGTCTTTTTCAATTTCTTCTTCTTCCATTTCTTTTAAAATTGGATTAGAAGATAAGTTTTTATTTTCCTCAACTTTTGGCTCAAGTTCTTGTGAGTTTAAACCAATATCAATATCTATTTCTTCAGAACGATCAATTACTTGCATATTTCCTCATTAATTTGAATTGCTAAAATATTACGATCAAGAATAATTCTATATTCTTTGCCATCTTTGGTTTGATCTTTGCTTAATCTATAACCCTCATAAGATGGAATTAAAATTTTATCACCAACTTTTGGCTTTTTTTTCCATTCCTTATCAGTTCCTTGGTCAAAAGCTTTTTCACCAATATCAATAATAGTTGCCAAAGTTTTAGCTCCCTGCATATCATCTCTTGATGAATCAGGTATAATTATTCCACCAGAAGTTTTTTCTTCAACTACATCAGGCAAAATTAAAATTCTATATTCAGGAACACTGTAACCAGAAGTATTAATCATTCAAACCTCCTGCAAAACCTTTTAAAATTTCTTCTAAATCGCTAGATTCTTTTGAATTTAATAAATTGTCAATTACATCAATAGATTGACAGCCACCAAGAGAACTTAAAACAAAATCATTTTGAAATTTTCCATTATTTATATAATTGTATGCAACATCATTTAATAAACTGATACGCTTCTTTAATAAATAATTTTTAAATTGAATAGTAACTGGGTTTTTAAGCCAATCTTTTAATTCTTGCATTTGTATTTGACTCTGTATTTGACTCATAATTTACTCATTATTTTGATTAATATTATTATCAATAGTTTCGGGTTTAATTTCCTTAACTTGTTGATTTTCTAGCTTTGCTAGCTCTACTGCCGCTTTAAATCTTCTATCTTCTTTGCGGTCTTGCATTTCGTTTTGTCTTGATTCTGCATCAATCATATTATCCAAAACGTCTAATTTTTCTTTAGTTTCTGCCATCTCGGTATCTTTAACTAATTTGCCTGCTTGTGCATAGTTGACCAATACCTCTGAGTCAGTTTTTGCCGATTCTTTTTGTAGCCTCATTTGCTCTAGCTCTAATTCAGCAGATTTAATTTGCACATTTGCTTGTATTTGCATTCGTTTAGTTTCTTCTTGTGCCATTGTTAATTCAACGGCAGGGTCAGGTTGTGGTTGTGGTTGAATAATAAACTTATCAAAATTTTCAACACCCGCTATTTCAAAAACTGTTTTATGCAACAACATTTGATCAACATAAGGTGAATTAATAAATCCCATTAAAAATTGTGCTTTTGCGAATTTTTGCATTGAAATCACAGTTTCAGGATCTACGACTGGGACAATATCATAACCTTTTAAATCAAAATCTTCCTTAACATTTGGCACTTCGTTTAGCTTCATGTCTAAAATTTCAGAATATTTTTTTTGAGATAAATAAGTTGAATTTATTTCGTAAAATATCTTAACTTCATTTTTTAGTGAGTTATAGATTCTTTTAAAAACACTCTTAAATTGTTTTTGCCCTTGCTCTGCCATTCCCATATAAGTAGTAGCAGCAATATTTCCAGCATTTTCACCAGTCAATACATCTCTTAAAGAAGCTAATTCTTTACCTGCATTTACTAAAAATTGCATTAAAACAAATAAAGTTTGCGATGGTTCAGCATGTGGCAAAGGGACAATAGCATCGCGAATACTTCCACCGTAAGAATCAACCATTTTCCATTCTGATAGCTTGAAGGGTTTCATGCCACCAGAAATATTTAATGTTTTAGCAATAAATCCGCCACCTGTATTCTGTAAAGTTCCAGCATCATTAAGTTGATTAATATTTGAATTAATCGCAGAATTTATGTTGTATAACAAATGCCCCAATCCAATCGAGTAAAAAGATCCGTCGGGTGATGGGATAAAATTATATGCGGTAAAAAATTTTATAGGTTTAATTTTAATTATTTCTTGTTTTTTATTATATTTAACATCTTTTTCATCAAATCTTTTTACTAACTTTATTAATTTGTTAGTAGCTTTATGAACTACTGCAATATATGGCTCTGGGTATCCATCATTATCTAAATCAAAATAATTGTGTTGCTCTAAAAAAATAACTAAACCCGCTGATGCTTCATCGCTTGTTTGTTTTTCGTCGTCAGCATCTAAAGAATTATCAAAAGATGCACTATCTTGTGCTTCTGGATTAAAATCAAAATCAATGTAATCACCACTACGAATTGACGAAACAACATCTTGCGGATATTTTTCAATGATATGCGTAACTGGTGCATCAAAAGATGTGGCAAAATCATTAATGATTAATTTGTCGGGATAAATTAAATCTGATTTTATGCATTCGTCATTATTATCATAATAATTTTTTTTAAACATTATTCCAAGCGTTGCTAACGCTACAAACAATGCGTCCATGTCTTTTTCAAAACCTTCAATTTCTTCATTCAATTGATAGTTCATTACTGTTGCAACTCTTTGACCGCGTTTAAGCTTGGCACCTACATTTTGAATTGCTGGCAAACCTGTTTCGTCTAGTGTGGCAATTGATCCATCTTCGTTTCTCATCTCATTACCTTCTAGATCTTTCATCACTTCGCCATCATCATTGCCAATAACTTTGGCTTTTACGATATTACTATCTTTAAAAATTTCGGTATAACATTTTGCGGAAAAATCAACACAAGCCGTAGAGATTAAAGGAAACATTATATTAGATGAACCTTCAAAAGGAAATGAGCGCTTATCGCCGATTGCTAAAGTGCATTTGACTAAATCTTGTAATACTTTTTGTTTTTCGCTACGAGATTGTAAGTCAGTGTTATATCTAGTTATAACTTCACTTGCGATAAGTGTTTTACTTTCTTCAGACAATATACTTGCTAGATTGTCAGTCGACAAAATAGTTTTAAAATCAAGTTTTGAATTGTAAGAATTTTTTTGAATTAACAATTTTTAAATTCGTTTAATGTTTATAATTATCTAATAATTAAATATAATTAACTATATCAAAATATTTGTCAAGCACTTTTTAATAACCCGTGATTGCATTTCTATTTGATGCGTTCATGAACTCTTCTAAAACATACTCGTCTTGATAATCATAATTGTCTTGTTTAAAAGTTTCAAGCCGATGACATGAAGCCGCAAAAGTTTGGAAAGCATCTGCTCCATTTGAATTAATGTCGTGAAGGGGTTGGTCCATAAAGCAACCAAGTTTGTCATTAAACTTCTTGCGATATTCCCGCAATCTGTTCAATCCTAATTCACATTTTGTTTGATTAAACCAGCAACGATTTAAAATTGTGCGAGCGTCGTTGATTGAATTCATTTTATTTTGTGCGCGTGTTATTTTCTCAAATCTAAAACCAAATTGTTGAGCGACTTCTAAGCCATCTTTTCCATCGTAATAACTACGTGTTGAAATGTCATGCGGTGCGAAATGGTAGCCGTAATTATAGTCTTTATCTTTTAGAATCTTAAAATAATGCGGTAGTGGCTCTTCGCTCATTTCGTAGTAATCAACCAAAGTAAAATCAAAGCCCTTTTTTTGAAAAAACCAAATGCAAGTTGTGTCATTAATCCCTAAATCCCAAGCTGTATGCACGGGTAAATATTTATCGACACTTACTCTTCCAATCCTTCCATCTTGTTCCGCTTTGATTAACTCTTTTGACCAGTAAGCGCCAACAATTGCTTTTTGAAATGCTTCTTTGCTATTGCTTGGAAACTCTTGCTTCATTAAATCGCCCTGTGTCTCTTCCTTCTTACAATACCAAGTTTTTTGCTGTTTTGTTAGCTTTATGCCCTCATTTTCCAGTTCTAAGAAATAATCGCTTTGTTTGTCGCTCAATCTATAGTCGGCGTCCATTTTGTATTTTTTGTCTTTCCACCAGCCAAAAAAATGGAACTTCCAATCTAAAGCCGTTAATTCATCTTTCATTCTCATCTTCCTTTCTGCTACATCACATAAACTAAAGAAATGCCCGCTTGCTCCTTGTGCAGTCGATTCAATTACTATTTGTTGACCTTGATGCACTGTATTAAGCGAACCGCTCATTATCTCTTCTGCTTTCTCAGGACTCTTACGGCATATCTTGCCGAACTCCGTAATATGTAAGCGTTGAACTGTTCCCGACCGTGCCGAGGTGGTGACGGAATAAGATGAACCATT